CTAAAGAATTAGGTTTGGATACACCACCAGCTGAAGATAACCAAGGTGACACACCAGAAGCTGCACCATCACCAGAAGGTGATGCACCAGAAGGTGATATGGGTGGTGATGATTCATTAAATTTTGGTGGTGAACAAGATGGTACACCAGAAGCTGCTCCAGCTCCAGCACCAGTCGAACCAGCAAGTAATGATGTTGAAGTAGACGTAACTGAATTAGTTAAAGGTTCTGAAGAAGCAAAAGAAGCTGCTGATAAAGCTAGTCAAAATTCAGAAATGCTTTTACAAAAGTTAGCTGACTTAGAAGCACGTATTTCTAACATGGATGCTGTTAGTGGTAAAATTGAAGAATTAGAAAATGAAATCATCAAAAGAAATCCAACACCAGTTGAGAAATTAGAAATGCGTTCATTAAGTTCATATCCTTACTCACAAAAACTAACAGATTATTGGGCTGATAAAAAAGGTGCTTATGATGTTATGGGTAATGAAGAAAAAGAAGAATATACATTAACACAAGACGATGTTGAGAATTCATATTCTGAGGGTGATATTAAACAAAGCTTTACAGTTAAAGATGACGATTACGAAGAAGAAGATATCTAATCAACTATAAACCAATAAGAAAGACTCCAATTAGGGGTCTTTTTTTATTTTAATCAAAAATTTTTTATATTTTACTTGCAATATCGTTTTAGTTGTCGTACATTTGTATCAAGAAAGCAATAATTATTTAAAAATAACTTAACATTTTGCTTGACTTTTAAGAAAAGTTTAGTATATTTGTAATGTGAACTAAGTAATTATGAATTAATAATTAAGGAACAAATAATAACAGAACAAATAAAAACAGAACAAAGATGAGTGAACAAAACAATCCGCTAGCTGCAATGTTAGCACAGTACGAGGCAAACAATAAACCTAAGTACACAAAACAAAGTGAGTCTAATACATATGACTTGAAAAACTACTTTACAACACATATCAAAGATGGTGTGAAGTCAGCAACAAAAAACATCCGTATTTTACCTACATCAGATGGGTCAAGTCCATTTGTTGAATTATACGGTCACCGAGTTCAAATTGATGGTGAGTGGAAAACACTTCCATGTTTGAAACATGAAAAAGGTGAAGCATGTCCTTTCTGTGAAGCTAATGATGCTTTACGTGCGACTGGAAAAGATTCTGATAAAGAATTGGCTAAGAAATACAATGCTAAATTATTCTACGTTGTTAAAGTTATAGACAGAGACAAAGAAGAAGAAGGTGTTAAATTCTGGCGTTTTGCACATGATTGGAGAAAAGAAGGTATCTTAGACAAGATTCAAGGTGTATTGTTAGCAATCAAAAAAGATGTTACACACCCAGAAACTGGTCGTGATTTATCTATCACAATCAACAGAAACCAATTAGGGAAACCAACTGTTTCTTCTATTTCTCACTTAGACCCATCTGTGTTATCAGAAGATGCTGAATTAGCAGCAACTTGGTTAGCAGATGATAGAACTTGGGAAAAGGTATATGCTGTTAAATCATACGAGTTCATGGAAATTGTTGTTAAAGGCGGTACTCCAATGTGGGACAAAGATGAAAAACGTTTTGTTGATAAAGCATCAAAAACTGAAGGTGGTGATGGAATCGAAGAAGAAATCACAATCGGTGTTGAAAATGTAAAAGCTAACGTTACTGCTTCAACTACAAAAGCACCAGTTGCTGAAACTGCAAACGCTGAGGTAGAAAAAGAAGAAGACGAACTACCATTTTAATATGGTAAACAATTTAAAAAGGGGTGAGTAATTACCCCTTTTTTATTCTAAAATAAAAACATAAATCTAATAATAAATACACATGGCTAAGAAACCAGAAAAGAAAGCGATTGAAAAAAAACCATTTGATTTAGATGCGTTTTTAGAATCTGAAAAAATTAATTCAGAACCAAAAGATAAAGAATTATCTTGGGTTCCATTATCAAAAGCATGGCATGATGCTTTAAAATTACCAGGTTTTCCACGTGGTTATGTATCTCTAGTTAGAGGTTATTCAAATACTGGTAAATCAACAGCTTTTTACGAAGCAATTGCTGGTTGTCAAAAAATTGGTGACTTAGCTATTGTTATTGAAACTGAAGGTAACTGGAATACAGAACACGCAAAACAAGTAGGTGTTAAATTCAAAGAGATTGTTGATGAGAAAACTGGTGAGATAACTGAAAAACCAGACGGATTCATCCTTATGAGAAGTAGTGATTTATATAGTCGTTATAAAAACTACAATCACCAAGAAAGTAAAATGATGACTAAACCTACAAGACTTGAACCAGTTATTGAGGATGTTTCATTATTTATTAGTGAAATGATTCAAAACCAAGAAGAGGGCGTAATCAATAAAAATATGTGTTTCTTATGGGATTCAATTGGTACGCTTAATTGTTATAAATCTGCTTGCTCTAACACATCAAACAATATGTGGAACGCTGGTGCAATGGGTGCATTCCAAGCGATTGTAAACTTTAAAATTCCATCTAGTCGTTCGGAAGAAAGTGAATATACAAACACTATGATTTGTGTTCAAAAGATTTGGTTAGATAACATGAACGGAACTGTTGTTAAACATAAAGGTGGTGAGTTCATGTTCTTTAATTCAAGAATCATTGTTCACATCGGTGGTATCTTAACGCATGGTACTAAAAAATTGACAGCTAAAGCGTTAGGTCAAGATTTCCAATATGGAACTGAAGCAAAAATCAGATGTGAGAAAAACCACGTAACTGGTATTGAACGAAATGGTACAATTGCATCAACACCACATGGATATGTTAATCCAGATGAGTTGGATGCTTACAAAACAAAAAATAGAAAATTCATACATGACGCATTAAATGTTAGTTATGATGTTGAGTTAGAATACACTGAAACTGAAGGAACCATGGAAGGTGACGACATTAGAGAATAGTATTAACCTTTAAATGTTCTAAGATGAACAAAAGACCTCCACGTAGTGGTGAAAAACAAATTAAATTAACAAATACACTTTTGGTAGACGGAAATGCCCTATTTAAGACGGGCTTTTTCGGTGCCAAAAGCATGTATAATTCAGATGGTAAGCCAATCGGTGGTGTTTACCAATTTCTTACAATACTACGAAAGATGCTAACTGAAGACCTATACCATAGAGTATATGTTTTTTGGGATGGTAACTTTAGTGGTAAGTTAAGATATGATATCTATAAACCATACAAAAGTGGTCGTGGTAAAAACTACGAAACTGGAACGCAACCTACAGATGAGGATGAATTGCTTCAAAGAAGACGTGTATGGGATTATCTCAACGACATGCATATAAGACAGCTTAAACACGAAGTTATTGAAGGAGATGACTTCATAGCCTACTACTGTCTTAAGAAACAACCAAATGAAAAGATTACTATTGTAACAAACGATAGAGACATGGCTCAATTGATTGATAAAGATGTAAAAATTTACTTTTGTGATAAATCAATTAAGAATTATGTTGACAACACCAATTTTTTATCGTACTTTTGCTATAATTACCAGAATGGTGCATTGGTTAAAACAATGATTGGTGATAATAGTGATACGATAAGTGGTATCAAGGGGTTAAAAGAGAAAACATTAATTAATCTCTTCCCAATGTTAAGTGAAAGGAAATTAACTTTAAACGAAATTATAGATGAAGCTAAAAAGCAACAATTAGAAAGAGTAGAAAACAAGAAGAAACCATTGAAGATATTGGATAATATCTTAAATCGTGTTACAGATGGTGTTCAAGGTGAAAACATTTATGAGATTAATCATAAATTAGTAAACTTAAAAGAGCCAATGATGACACAAGATGGTATAGAGCAATTAGAAGAACTAATTGTTGGTTTCATAGACGAATTCGAATTCAAAGAAGTTTATGATATGATGGTAAAAGACGGACTAGATAAAGAAATGGGTGAATACCGATATCAAGATTTTTTAGTCCCTTTTAAAAGTTTATTAAAAAGAGAAATAACAAGTCCTAAAAACAATTAACATGGGAACAACAGAAACTAGAAAAACAGAAACACAAAATAGTGAAAACACAAGAAAATTCGAAGAACAAAGATTCGAATTCGTATTATTTATCAATGACCATATCATTTGTCAAAGATTTTTTGATATCAGAAACTTCAATGAAGATTCAGTTAAGTCATTAGAGTTAAAAGACCTTATGGATAATATCATAGGTGTAAGTAATGGTGATTTTGGTAGATTAGGTATTATACCTAACTTCTTAAAGAAAAAAGCTCAAACTTACCTATGGGATAATTATAACCCATACCACATCCAAAAAGATGAGACTACTAGAACAATAAGTGATAAGATTGATAACTTTCAATTTGAAATCAAAGTAGATAAAAAAGTTGTATCTAAAGGTATGTTCTCTGGTAATCTATTTCCACCAAAGGTTAGGTATTCAGTTGACATCAAAGAAATCATCCCATCAATTATTAATGAGATTCGATATTCTTTGGCTCAAAAAAAATATACAATTTTAGAGACAAACTTAGCAGTCTAGTATATTTATTAATACAAAAGTTTTAAGATAAAAATAACATAATACATGGCAAAGATAGAAAAAGATACGTTAGAATTCTTAGGGTTTGATTATCAGTATAAATTATTAGCACAAATCTTAACAGATAAAAGATTTGCTAATTCAATCATTGATATTCTTGATGCTAATTATTTCAAGGATGAACATTTAAAGTTGATAACTGTCGCCATAAAAGATGCCAAAGAAGAATACGATATTATCCCAGATTATAGTAGTATTGAATTCAGAATGTTAGATAACATCACAAATCCACAAACAAGTCTTAATGATACATTGAAAGTTCAAGAAGTTGCAATGAAGTTTTGCAAAACTCAAGAACTTAAAAAATCAATAAAACAAATTGCTGCGATTATCGATAAAGGTGATACTGATGAGTATGAAAAATGTGAATCTATCTTAAGAAAAGCGTTGGAACATGGTGATAGTAAAGATGACGGAATGGATGTCTTACACGACCTTGAAAGTGTGTTAGATGAAGATTTTAGAAAACCAATACCAACTGGTATCAAAGGATTAGATGAAATCATGGATGGTGGATTATCCAAAGGAGAATTAGCAGTTATACTGGCTCCTTTTGGGGTGGGTAAGTCGCAACCCTTAACATCTAACATTCTTACACCTAATGGTTGGGTTACTATGGGTAATATAAAAATAGGGGATAAAGTCATTTCTAGAGATGGTAAACCAACAAATGTTTTGGGTGTTTATCCACAAGGTATTAGACCTATTTATAAAATTAGTTTTAATGATGGTACTAGCACTTATTGTGATGAAGAGCATTTATGGGCGGTTAATACTATTAGTCAACGAAACAGAAAAACTAAAAAAGATGGTAAAGTTGTATATTTAGAACCAGACAACACTTTTAAAGTTATGAAGACTTCTGATATGATTGATAGTGTTAAAGTTTGGGGTAATAAAAGATTAAACTATAAAATACCTAATGTTGAACCAATTGAGTTTAATAAAAAAGATTTAATAATAGACCCATATTTATTAGGTGTTATTTTGGGTGATGGGTGTATAACTAATAATAATCAACCTCATTTTGTAACTAAAGATGAAGAA